TTACTTTAGTAAATTAGCAGAGGACGAATAATCTAAACCGTTCCCTCCGTTTAGAAAGTGACAATACTTTAAGGGCTAGATAGTAATATCTAGCCCTTTTTTCGTTATAAATATACCGTATGGCAATAAGCATATTAGATACACTGGTTGATAAGTCAGATGGTGCTGTTAAGTCAGCGTCATGGTACAGAAAAGCAGTTGGTTCTATAGCAGACAGAATATCAGCAAATAAACTAATGAGACAAGGTAAACTTATTGGTAGACCAAGTGTTGGTAGATTAAACATGTTTGTATATGACCCTAAATATAAGCAGACATTACCATATTACGACACTTTTCCTTTAGTGTTGCCGTTAGAGCCAATCAAAGGTGGTTTTGCAGGTATTAATTTTCATTATCTGTCGCCAAACCAAAGATTTACTCTATTGACACAATTGCAGAGATTTGCCGTACAAGGTAACAAAGTAAATGAGACTAATAGATTTGATGTAAGTTATAATAGAGTTAAAAAACTACCATTAACAAAAAATGCTATTAAAAAGTATTTGTGGGCACACACTAGAAGTAGATATTTAAGAGTTGATTATGATGAGGCTGCTTTAGCAGTTTATTTACCAGTTGCACAATTTCAAAAAGGGAGACCATATTAATGGCAATATTAAGAGGCGGAAAAAGAATTGGTGGTTTTGATATCAGAATTGGTATACCACGAGACAGGTCACTAGACAACGTAACAGGTGATCCAAGATTAAAACGTACACAAGGTGGTAATCCTGAATCTACAATGGGTAGAGTACAGGCAATGGTAAATGAGGCAGAGGGTTTTGCTCGTAAGGCAAGATTTTATGTTGAGTTTATGTTACCTAAATCACTAGGTGGTGGACCAGATGGTACTCCAGGCTCAGTGTCTTCATCAATGACAGATGAAACTTATGATTCATTTTACACACAATCAAAATTAAATCAGGTACATATAGCAAATGGTAAACGTGTACAAGCATTTTGTAGTGCTATTGAAATGCCTGATAGAGAAATTGTTACTAAAGAAGTTAGACATGGTAACACACCAGTTAGACATATTGCATACGATTTTAAATCACAAGAAATCACAGCAACTTTCTATGCAGACAAATTTATGAGAGAAAGATCATACTTTGAAATGTGGCAAGGCGCCGCTTTTAGTACTAAATCTTTCAACATGAATTATTATAAGAACTATGTAACAGATATGAGAATATATCAATTAGGTTCATTTGAGTCAGCACAAGAGAGAGACGAGATAACTTATGGTGTACAACTATTTGATTGTTTACCAACATCAATTAGTAAAGTAGAATATTCGCATGATGAAAATACAGTACAGACATTTTCAGTTACATTTAAATTTATGTATTGGATTAATTTCTTTTTAGATAATCAAGGCAACATAGAACTTGGCCAATCTAAATTTGGAAAACCATCAGTGAAACAAGATTCAGGTTTATTAGGTGGTTTACTAGGTAAACTACCACCAGAATTGAGACGAGCAGGTAGAGACGTGTTGAACAAATTGAGACGTAGAGTACCACTAGGTAAAATTACCGGTGGTAGAGCGTTCCCACCGTTCAAACTACCACCTATAAATATATAATAACAAGGAGATAATATTATGGCATTACCGATAATAGAAACACCAACTTATGAGTTGACACTTCCTTCCCAAGACGAGATAGTAAAATACAGACCTTTCCTTGTTAAAGAAGAAAAATTGATGTTAATAGCTCTTGAGTCAGGTGAAGAAAAAGAAATAAACATAGCGACTAAAACAATTTTAGACGCATGTACATTTAACAAACTAAAGATAGAAGATTTACCAACATTTGATATAGAATACATGTTCTTACAAATAAGAGCAAAATCAGTTGGTGAAATATCTAAATTTAAAGTTATTTGTCCAGACGACAAAAAAACATACACTGATATTGAGATAGACTTATCAAAAGTTGAGGTGCAAGTTGATGATGAACATACGAACAAAGTAGTAATTGATGAACAAAGGCAATTGGGTGTTGTTCTCAAATATCCTACAATGAACATGATGACTAATACACAATTACAGTCAGCAGACTATGACACAGCATTTGATATGATGGTCGGTTGTATACACGAAATCTTTGAAGGAGAGAAAGTGTATCCTGGAGTAGATAGTACAAGAGAAGAATTAAAAGATTTTTTAGAGAAGTTACCACAAGGTGCCTTTGATAAGATTAAAAAGTTTTTTGACACTATGCCTAGATTGAGACATGAGCAAGAAGTCACAAATCCAAAGACAGGTGTTAAGAGTACAGTTACATTTAGCGGATTACAAGATTTTTTCGGATTGGCCTCACCCATAGTAGCCTAGAGGCGTATTTTGAAATTAATTTTGCGTTAATGCAACACCATAAATATGGTATAACAGAAATTGAACAGATGATTCCGTGGGAACGAGATATCTATGTTACAATGTTAATTAATTATATAAAGGAAGAAAATGAACGTAGACAAAGAGAACAAACAAAATGATGTTAAGGTTGCAGAACCTAAACAAAAAATAACAGTTGACCTAGAAGTAGATACGTCTATCAAAGACCTAGGTATCAACCCATATGCTAAACTAATACACATGGCGAGAGCTATAGACGCATGGAGAATATTTCCAAGACTATTCTTAACAGTTTACATTATATTATTATACAAATGTGTAATATGGTATATGAACTTAGCACAACCTAGTATGGAACAAAGTGGTTTAATCAGTATCGTTGTTGGTGCTGGCGCTGCTTGGTTTGGTTTATATACAGGAACAAGAGGCGGCAAGGATAAATAATATTATATGTTACCAAGTTTAGATACAACAGCAAACGATCAAACTATATCAGCGATTGATAAGTTAGGCAAGGCAATAATGGAAAAAGCATCCATGTCAATACAAGGTGCTACGAAGGCCATTGTACCAAATATACCTAAAATGATTGATCAGTTGACATTGGATTTAGAGAAAGGTCCTATTAATAGTTTTGGTAGAGTTATAAAAAAACTAGAATCTATGGTACAATCATTAGGTTTAGATTTAAGAGAATACAATCAAGACTTGGCTAAACTATTACAAGACAGAGAAGAAAAGGCCGTTAAATCAGAAGCAGCAGTACAGAGATTAAGAGAACAAGGTATTGTTGCACGTGTTAATGCTACAACAAAAGAAGTTAAGATATTATCTAAACATGAAATAAAACAAGAAGAAAAGGCCATAAAATTAAGAGAACTAAAAATAACAAAACTTGAATTGCAATTAAAGAGAGACGCTCACAAACTACAAACACGTATGTTTGGTAAAGATGAAGATCAGGCAACGACAAAGAAAAATATACAAGAAAATTCTGTTAAGTTAGAAGAACTAAAAGCACTTCAAGATCAAAAACAAACAGAAATATCTACAAATACAGTTGACACAGGTAGAAGTGAAAAAGGTCTACCAGCGATGTTAGAAATGATGAAAGATGGTTTTTTAGAACCATTTAGAGCAGTTGGTGAATCTTTTGGTATGATGAAAGATATGGGTAAAGGCACTCTTGAACTAGTTAACTTCTTTTCAGGTGGTTTATTTCTTAAAGCATTTAAGGGTATCACTAAAGGTCTAAAAGCAATTAGTGGTTTCTTTACATTGGCTAGACTAGTATTAGTTGCTAAATTTGCATTGGTCATTGGTGCTATAACATTTGTAGCAGCTAAGATTAATAAGATCAAAGACTTCTTTGTTGGTATAATAGATTATTTTAGAAATTCAAAACTTGGCAAACTATTAGGTCTATCAAAAGAAACACCTGAAGAAAAAGAAGAAAGAAAAATAGAGAATAAAAATAGAGGCACATCTATGGTTGACGTAGATAGTCACTATGATAGTTTCCCTACTGTAGACAAAGTTGTAGATAATAAAAATGTTATTAAGGGTGCTAATGATAATGTTTCTAAAAAAGTAACTAATGAGAAAATATTTAATAGTACAACAACACAGAATGACGCCGTTAAAGAATTTGAGAAGTTAACAAAAGAAGCTAACGATCAAATAAGTAAAGGCACTGTAGTAATTAATAATGCACCAACAAGTGTACAGACAAATAATAGTGGTTCAGTGACTTCAGGTTTTACCAATAATAATCCAGACGAGACGATTACAAATACATCTAGAGCTAGATGGTCTAATATGTAATTAAGATAAATCTTTTTCAGTTATAATTTTAAATTCAGCACCTTGATCTTTACAGTATTTGGTAGCGGCTTGCCATTTAGCTTTATTTCGTATATATTCTAATGACTCACGCATGTAAGACTTGGTCTTTCTGCTAGTTGGTTTTTTAGGTGGCACACATTGACGTGATGGTTTAATTTCTATTACTAACTTACTGCCTGTTTTGGTCTTTACAATGAAGTCTGGAAAATATCTGTGCCATTTGTTGTCAATAGGACTATAATATCTAATTGGTAACTCCTCACTTGCCCAATGGTCTATATTATCACTTTTATCCAAATACACCATCATACGTCTTTCTAATAGTGAACGGTATATAATGTTATTTGGATCACCAACATACTTGCTGGGGTTGATTGGTTTATATATTCCCTTAAAAGATTTCTTCATAACCGTTATAAATATACAAGTATATATAAAGGAATTAAATATGGCATGGACATCTAAAGTAGCAAACATTATCAAGGGCAAAGTAGGAACAATGATTGGCTCATCAATAGCCAATAAATTAAGTTTTGCCTCATCTGGTCAAACAACCAAAGTGGCTGCTAAATTATTAAATAAATCTCCGTTAGAGATAGGTACAACAGGACCTATGTCACACATGGAGTCTATGAACAATCCATACAGTTATGGTACAGTATATTATCCACAAGAGGCAGGTAATTTAGGTGCTGGTCATTATATTATATTTGATGTAGTATCTCACAAGTCATCTAAATTTAAACAACAAACATTTAAGAACGGTGCTTTGACAAATGCTTCAGGAGCAGTACCTGGTAAATCAAGAGTTGCTAATATAAAAAGA